AATGAGATAGCTAGTAAGGCAGAAGACGAACCAGTGTACATAATCGAACCGTCAGAGTTTATCTTTTGTGGAGTTGAAGCAGTATAGTTAAACGCACCGCCTGTAGTTGGAGTGAAAGTGATCACTTGGTGTTCGTACCCAGCCTTCTTAACCACCACTTTCCAAGTACCTGTAGCAGTTACACCAGTGAAGTATGAGAATGAACCAGTGACCGAAGCGTTGTAGTCAAGCTGTGTACCCACATTGTTTTGTAGTAGTAGTGAATGTGCCGAAAGTCCTGACACTGTTAAGTAACCAGTCTTACCATTAAGAGCGTTGATACTAATTGTTGAAATATCACTCGCACCCATTGTTAGAGTATTGGCTACCATGTTGATAGTACCTGTTCCAGTGATGTTAGCTCCTGATGTAGTGATGGCACACTCGGCTGTATAAGTAACACCGTCAGCCGAAGTAAAGATTGGCTCAAGTTGATTGCTAGTTTCATACCACTTCATCCAGTCATAAATTTGACTGATGGTTTTGTTGCTTGTTATCGTAAGAGTGCCTGCTGAGTAAGCGATACCAGTTAAAGCGGCAGCACTTGCTTCACTAAGTACCACAACAGGGTCAACGGTAACAGAAGCACTAGTCGGATTATATAGATATCCATAGTGGTATACCCATGCTATAAATGATGGAAATGGAACACCAGCGAACCAGAATGACCCCCATTGTACAGGGGCTTGACCAGTAATTGTAATTGTTAGGGAACCTGTAGTAACAGGAGTCACTGTTATCACCTGAGAATAAACCGTGTCAACAGTACTGCCAGCAGTAAATGTTTGAGGGGTTATACCAAGCCCACTTACTGTCACAGTTGGTGGCGTACCACTGGTATATGTAGCATCGTATTTTAGATAAAACTTAAACGAAATAGGGACACCAGCAGTAGCTAAAGCTGTGGTTGTTTCTACGAATGGTGTATTGGCAATGAGTGGCTGAAATTTCATTGTACTTCGCGAGTTCATTAGAACCGCATTATCACGATAGTAAACACCAGTCTTCTGCCACACCTCTTGGTCAGTAGTGTCAGCATTTTTATTCTTCAAGATAAGTCTAGTAGACGGTAGACACGCATTGATAGAAGCGGATGCGATAGTTGTTTTTACTGGGAACAAGCAATCAACAAAAGTGGTAGTTTGAGCTGCCCCGTTATTGGCGTTCATTATAGTAGTGCCGCTCATTCCAATACTCTGACCAATAGCAGTACCGTTTATTGTAACGTCACCAGCAATCATAATGTTGGTAGTAGTACAACAATCAATTACACCACCTTGAATAGATAGGTTAATAGCTGGAGTAGAATAGAAAGCATACGATACTAAATTAACCCAGATAGGGTCTATGTACTCAACCCCTACACCACCCTGCGAATATGAAGATTGTGACGCAAGTGTTGCTCCACAACAGGCGTACCTCTCAAACCTTGCTGAAGAACCAGAAGATGTAAAGACCCCGTTAGATACGTTGTAGCCAGTACGACTAAATACGATAGCATCTTGTATTGTTGGTCTTGTAATTAAAGCCCTTGTACCAAAGCATGAGTTTCCCGTTGCTGTCTGATTAGAACCATCTCTCCGAATAGATGGTGTAGATACTTGACCTTGAATCGTTCCAAATGGAGTTACTGCATCTGCATAAAGAGCATTACCAATAGAACCAAACATGAATCCTGAACGGTCTTGGTAAGAGGAAGCTATACCATGATATGAAACATTCTTGATATTGATGATGTTCGCCGCCATTCCAGTCTTAATAGCAACATAAATATGTGCTCCGTAAGCAGAGGTTCCGTTTTCCCAATAGACATTACGAGTTAGATTGAATATGTAAGCATCAGCAGTATGAGCATTAGTTAGTGCAGCTACTGTAACATCAACGCCCGGTGTTATAGCAGTAATCTGCCTGTGTTCTCGTTCATTAAAGTTTGACGAAGCAACGTTGGTGCAGGAAATACCTATCCAGTCACCGACTTCCCAGCCAGTTGTTGTAGTTACAGGAAGTACTGTTTGTGCTGCGGTAAAAGCCGAAGAAGGGCGAGCAATATAGTCTTTGTCAGCTCCCCATTCATAGAAGCCTCCGAGGTTGTTAGTTTCACCAAAAACAAAAGGGTATTTGTCTGCCGCTGGAGCAGCTGAACTATTTATAATAACACCACTGACTACACCAGCTGGAATAGGGTCTGCTTGTGTTCCTCTGTCCCAGATTGCACCAACACCATTCGCAACTGTTCCTCGTAGAGTTAATACATGACTAGTTGTGCGACTGAACTTCACTGTGCCATTATTAGTTATCGCTGGAGTAGCAGTATCAGCACCAACAGTAACGTCACCATCGACTGTGACCACATGACCTGCTGCGATGGTAGCTGTGTCTCCAGTTGTCGGAGCTATACCACCCACCCAAGTAGCTCCAGTCAACCAATTACCTGTAGCTGTAGATGTAATGGCAGCCATATACTATATTGTTGGTTTACCTTTCTTGATAATCTTGTCGGCTTTGTCATACGCTTCAACAGCAGCGTAATACTCTTTCACTTTAGTTTGTAGTGATTGCTTTTCAGCTAGTAGTACATTAAGAGCGTCTTGTGCTGTTTGAATCTTCTTGTCTAGCTTCTGATTGATTTTGAGTAGGTCGTTTTGCATATTATGAGTATAGTATACCAGTTAAATCACTACCCGAATAAGTTAGTGTCTTAGTTAGGCTAATCCCTGCTGGTGTAGTTCCTGATAAGACAATGCTAGTAAGGTCTGTTCCTGTGTAGTTAAAAGTCTTAGTGATACCGTTTGTATATACGATAGAAGTAAGGTCTGTACCAGTGTAGTTGAGGGTAGCTCCAACACTGTCTAGGTTCTTTGATACGGTTTCAAAGGTGGAAGCTACGTCAGCTAGTGTCATAGTATCAGGAGTCCATGTCTTAGTTACTCCGTCATATTTCAAATACTGACCGTTCGTAACGCCAGAAGTATTTACATCACCTATTTGGTCTAGTCTACGAGCAATAATAGCTCCACTTCTTTGATTAGATTGAGTGATTGATTTTGCTAATTCATCTAGTTCCTTACGGAGATTACCAATGGCTTCGATTTTTAACTTATCATCTTCTGTTGGTAGAGCTTCGAGGGCATTGCGGATATTCTCACCCGTTATCAATAAAGACAATCCGTCTAATGAGTCACGTTGACCATTGAGCATATTAAATATCTCGGTGGCATCAAACTCATTTGGCAATGCAGGGATATTAGATTCAATACGTTTTGCTTCACTCGTTATTAAATCGCGTACCTTAGTTATTTCTTCTTTAGATACTTTCTCACTCTCCTGAACCATCCTCTGAATAGAATTGTTAGCCTCTATGACTCCAATTGTGACGTTCTTTAGTTCACCCTCTAATTTATCAGTGTTATCAGTTATTTTCTTATTGAGAACATCTTGTGTTTTCTTAATAATTTGTACAACCACGTCAATAGCTTGAGATAGTTCTTCAGGTTGAACTGCGCCACTGTCAAAGATGTCAAGGAGTTCTTCGAGGCGTTTCATTTCCTTGTCATTTGGCATATTATTATAGTAATTGTAACACGGTGGATAAGTGGGTTGCTTTATTTAAGGATTGGGCGTATGGTTTGGGGATATGACAAACACAGATACATTACTTGCAATTATTCTAGCTGTCCTCTTTCCTCCTATTCTTATAGTGTATGCTATCATATTTGTTTTAGGTATTTACGGGTTTATTTCTGACCGTTAGCTTTGTTCCAGATGTCGGTGAGTTGGGATTTGGTTGGCAGTATAACCTCCCCGTAGTTGTCTCTTGAGTAGAGTCCGTCATACCCTTCATCTAGTGCTTTCTTGAGAACTGATACCAAGTCTACGCTTGGGTCACTTGCGTATGTACCGTTAGTAAATATCTGGAAGTTTGCCAGCTTCTTTCCTGAAATATCTACAGCACTGATTGGAGCATTGTCCATTGCATACCCTTCTGCCGTTCCTAGGTCAGCAGAATGGTAAACACCATCATTGCCACCCCTAAAGACTACGCTTTTTGGTGGCATAACTACCGATGATTCTTTTTTATTATAAGAACTCTCTAGTATCTTGTATGTTTTTGTCTCACCATAATTACTTACGTTTGTTGTCACTGGTTTATTTGGTATTGTTTTTTTCACAAAATCCTCCGCACTCTTATACTTCTTAGCTTCTTCTAGAAGATTAGGGGTTGCGCCTTTAACTTGTCGAGAAAGACCATCTTTACTGTCTATCACATCTTTTGCGAAGGAGACCACTTCATCATCAGTAGCTTTACCGAGTCCCATATTGTCTAATAGACGGTTGGCGCCTGGAGACATTCGTGCACCTTTTATATCATCAATAACAGCAGCAAGAAACTTGATGTCTTCTTTATCTGCTTTCTTGGCAACACTTTCTGGGGTGATGCTCTTACGAATAGACATACCTAGAGGGATGCCGTTCTTTTTGTAGTCTTCAATTAATACCTTTAACTCTGTTACCAGTTTTTGATAAACGACCTTTAGCTTTGCTACCAGTTCAAAGTCATTCGCTTTAATGGCAGCTTTTTGTGAGTCTACATTCTTTGCAATCTTAGCTTCAAGGGCAGTTATTTCCTTAGTTTTAGGAACGCCAGCTTTGACTACAATCTTCTTGTCAGGTACTTTCAAATCAACCTTTTTTGCACCTGCATTAATACTCTTTAGAAAGGCGCGTGTTTGTTCTGCGGGAGTTCCTGCTATCACTCGCTTACCGACACCAATCCCATAATCTAAAGCCGCCCCAGCAAAACCAGCTTTACTTACTGGTATACCTCCATCTTTCATGGCTTGCAACAGTGAAAGACCACGGAAGTCCCCTGCATCTTTCATTGCTTGTAGGGCAATCACCGCATCGTCTAAAGCATTATAACCAGTCAAAGCTTCGAGCTTTAACATCCAGTCCTTCTTTCCGTTGTTTAAGATAGACTGCACCGCACTCTTAGCAATTGAAGCGTCTTTAGCAAAGTCTCCTGATTGAGTTTTCTTACCTAAGTAACCTGCTCCCTCTTCTACAAAGTCTGATAAGTCTGAGTAGGTTTTATTAGCGTTCCAGTATTTTCTGAGCTGTTGTATACCGTTTTTACCCGGGTCAAGTGATTCTTTCAGACTAGCAATAGCCCCAGTAATAATACGTTCAGCGTTGGTAGTTTTCATCACTCCACTAGCACCCTTAGCGAAGTCTAGCTCAGTGCGCATACGAGAGACAAAGTTATCAATGTCACGCACAGTTGGCGAGTCACCTAAAAGGCGCATTCGACCAACAAAACTATTAAGCATGTCCACTTCTTGCGGGACAAACTTGTTACCTTGAAATGAAGTGAGTTGACGGTTTTGAGGGTTATATGAAAGACCACTCCCATCAAGGTCTTCAATAATTTTATTAAAAGAGTCTTTGACACTCACGCGCAACTTGCCCCATTCATTTAATTCACTACCAAGAACCTTCCCCACCGCTTGTCTTTGACGAATAACTTCCTCAAAGGAGTCACCCATCTTACTGCCTACCTCTGAGATAGCTGGGTCTATTTTAATATCATTAATAGCTTGCTCTGATTGTGTAAGGTAACGGTCATATTTTGTCACTACATCTTCGGCTCGTTTACCTGAGCCTGTGAGAAAATCCTTGTTAGATTCGAGCGTCTGTGGCTTTGTCACGGCACGTTCAGCGGAGGCTTTAAATTGTGGTTCTACAGACTTCTCTCCCACAAGGGATTGAATATTCTGACGTAAGTTCTTACCTTGCTTTACAACGTCATCAGGTGTCGAGACTAGGCTGGCGGTCTTTTTAGCCAACTCCTTAGTGCCTGTCACTACGGGAGCAGTGGCAGTTTTAGCAGCAGAACCACCGACAAAATATGAAAGTACCTCAGCCACACCCAGCTTGTTGCGTTGATTGAGCTGCTCCTGTGGAGACATCATGTCGTAGCCTTCGATAGTCTTCATGGCAATCTCGCCAACGTAATCTTTAACTGGTTCTGGGGTGATAACATTACCAAAAGAAGTCAGACCTTCGACTGCTTTCCCAGTGATATTTTGTGCAGTTTCAGTTCCCATTATCCCCGCACCAAAGGCGCGTGGTACTGAAAGACCTCCCTGAATAAAGTTTGTAGCCCCAGCCTTGAGTAGACTACCCATGGAGTTATTCTGCTCCACACGGTTTTGTTTGGCGAGGTTTATATCATCAGCCGCTTGAGTGAAGACGTTTCCAGCAGCTTTAAAGTCAAAGCCTCCTGATGCTGGCGTTGGTTGAGAAAACTCCTGAGTGGCGTTAGTCCCGTATAGTCTCTCAAATTCTTCTTTTGTAAGTGTCTTCATATTACTTTAATTGTGTATATGTTCCATCACTATTAACGACCCAGATGGTATTGTCTTCTTTAGTAATTGCTCCGACTGATGCTGGGTCTGCACCCTTAAGAATGGCATCTAGTTTAGCAAAGTTATTAATCACATCCATTTCTTTTTTGAAAGCAGCCTCAGATGCATCGTAGCCAGTTACCGTTTCTCCGTCTTTCATTGCCCAAGTTCCTAGTTTTGTAGCGGCAGCGGATAGGGTTACTCGTTCACCGTCACTTAAGGCACCAAAAGTAGCACCGTTTTCTTTTGCTTGTACGAGTTTATCAAGTGTAAGCTGTGACCGTAGTTGCTCAACCGAACCGATGAAGTTTTGTCTGTCTCCCGTTAATTCTGCCTTACTTCCCTTAAGGGCATTAATAGTTCCTGTCGTGAGGGCACCAATAGCTGCACCCGGTACTGCGCCAACTCCACCAAAGCCAAGTCCTACCGCTCCACCTGTAGCCCCTCCAGCTAGCGCTCCTGAGAAGAACCGCTTAGTTGCTCCCCATAAACCACCACCTGCTGAACGTGAAAGTCCTGATGTTCCTACTACCGAACTCAAACCCTTACTACTAAGGATGTTGTTTATATTATTAATATTTTGTGACGCAAGGGCGTTACCAAGAACACTACCTTTTACACCGGGGCTTAAATCACTAATTACTTCCCCTGTCTGTAAGTCAATAAGTTTACCGTCTACAACTTGTGTATCTCTCTTCGCCGGTCCTCTATTAGCTCTGTCACTTGCCGCAATACTCGCATAACTCTGAGCGATGTTAGCCCGTTGTGCTTCTTGTTGAAGTAGGTCTCCGTTGTACTTACCAAGTGCAGCAACTACACCGTTTTCATCCGTTGCTAGTTGAATAGCAGAAATAACACTGGCTCCACCCGGTTGAGATAATGCCTGTGACATAGCTTTAGTCTTAGCAGAAGCAAGAGCAATATCTTTATTCTTCTTTTCAGTAGCTTGGGCTTGGAGTGAGTCAAACTTTAGTTTATCTTGTGATGTACCGAAGTCATAGACTGCTTTAATAGTAGCTGTTGTTTGATTGTATTTATTAGTCGCGTCTTGGAAGAGTAGGGTTCCCCATTTATTGATATAGTCATTAGCTACTTGGATTTTCCCTTGTACACCAGCAAGTTGAGCTTGGATTGGTAGAGCAGCAATAGCAGCTTCTTTGTTTAATTGCGCTTGTTGTCCACCGATGATAACGTCAGTGATTCCCCGACCTTGTCCTTCTAATTTTAGAACATTAGCATCACGGTTTTTTACGATAGAATCAATCTGACCAGTATATTCAGCCTCTTGGTTCTTAAGAGCATCAATACCTGTTTGTCGGTCTAGCTTTCTTTGAATACTAACGGCTGATGGCATGTCGGACTTAGCTTCATTTAACTTTTCCATCATGGCTTCAAAGTTTGTGCGACCACTTGTCATTGCTGCGTCTGTAATAGGGTCAACAGTGAAGCCACCAACACTATCAACATTAGTTCCAGTGATGGGATTCTTTAGAGCGCTATTTAAAGCTGTAATATCTGGTACGCCTGTTGGTTTGATTGGTGGTGGAAGAACAGCAGCAGAACTAGGCCCTAAAGCTCCCGGTGTAATGACTGCACTAGCTGGAGCAAAACCAGTACCACCCTTATCTCGGCTATATGATTCTCCACTGATTGAAATACCGCCCTTACCTTTTACTTTTAGTCCTTTGTCTGAATAGGTCTTTACGCCGTCTTTTACACGAACGCTTCCACCACCAGCTAGACTAGTTGCGTAGTTTTGGTTTGATTTCTTCTTTTGGGAACTGCTATTTGGGTGAGACATGTTGTTTGTTTATAATTATACCATTTATGTTTGAGTTCCTACTGTCGTAAAAGTTGGTGCGGTTAATGATGCGACTGTACAGATTTTCAACACGCCTCCAACTGACACAATATCTCCCACTTCCCCAACAATGGGGTTTGCTGATACGGTTGGTACTTTCAGTCGTGAGTTGAAGCGTGAGTACTTATTGTAGTCCTTAGATGATGTGAAATTATTAGCATAAAATTCATCTGTTAACTCTTGTAAGTCTCGCTTTAGTTTTTCAAACTCTTCTCTAGTTGGTGGTTGATTAGGCATATTATGGTGTGTCGTTCACTCTGGCAGAGACACTAAGACCAGTTATTTCAAGTCCACCTGTTGATTCAAGTCTAATCATTAGTTCTTTTCCCGAAGCGAAACTTAGTCCTGTTGATTCGATATTTAGAAAAGTACGCGCTGTCTTCCCTTCTGTAGAAAAACTACCAACTGTAGTGAAGACTGGTATACCAAGCTCTTTTTCTTCGTCCCATCTGTATTTCACAGTTAGACTTTCTCCGTATATTAGTCTTCTGAATGATACTTTAATACTTAGGAGTGTCTTATCACTACTTAAATCACCAAAATTAAGAAGCTGACTTTCATAAATACTAGTGTAGGAGAAACCACCGTTTTCTGTTTTTGAAATACTCCCATCACCACTATGAGATATAAAGAAGTAATTTCCTGCTACCCCTATACTTTCGATTCCATTCACTGAATCAGCTTCTTCACAAACAATGTCTAGTGAAAGAGCAAAAGGGTAATTAGCATTTTTTCTCCCGAAACTCCATATACCTTCACTATAAGAAGACCCTCCCTCAATATCCATTATTTTAGCTGCGAAGAATAGACGATTATTTTTAACCACTTTAGAGATTGGAATTACCTTACCTGTGAGGTCTTGAGTAAATACCTCCTTAACCACTTGTGGTGAGCCTCCTTGATAGATTTGGATAATCATTGAACCTTTATCAGCTCCCGTTACATTATTCAAATAGCGGTCTGTTACTCCTACTAAGTACCCTTCAACAGTTTCTAGGATTCTTAACTCACCCTCGCCCCAGTCAATTGCTTCCTGTACGTCTGTTGATGTAAGGTTCCAAAGGAATACTTTTGAAGCTCCATTAAAAGTAGAGATAGGCGCACAAGCAATAGCTAGATAGTTACCGAAGTTACAAATAGAAGTAATCTTGAAGTTAGTTGGTAGGGTTAAGACAGCATCTTGGACAGTTCCGCCAGCGTTTACTCGTACTAGCTTGTTATTGTATGGAAGGTAAAGGTTGTCATCCTTTGCAATGACTCCCTGAGCCACAGAACTGATTGTAGCGACTGTTCCAGCAGCATTAGTGATAGTTGGTGTGCCTGAGAGCAAACCCCACTTAAAAACGCTTGTAGAGCCTTGAAAGCCCCATAGGTAGTCTTTGTATTCAACAAGACAGCCACTTTTAACGGCTCCGTTACCTTCTGATGAGGGTGGAAGTAACCAGATACCTGTTGTTGCATCGGTTCTGTATACAATTTTAGTTAGCCCCCCAGCGGTTTTACCTAGTCCGTAGATTTTAGAACTAGCAGAAGCATACACAAAGTCTTTGACAAAATATTGCTTCATGCCAGTTGGGGTAATATTATCATTTACATCCAAAGCAAGGGTTCTGTATGGTGTTAATTTAGAGGCATCTGAAAAAATGTCAAAATGTTTTGCTATAGCAAATTTTGTGGTATTTTTTTCTCGGTGCGAATCTGATACGCCACCCGAGAAGTTGTTTACTATTATTGGGATAGTTTTAGGCATATTTTCTATACAGGTTTCGTTTGGTTGATAATTGTTGTAGACGGCTTACTTGTGTTAGTGATAGTAGTTGTAGGTTTTGATGTGTTAGTTATCATATTAACGATTGTTTTGTTGAGTTACCTTTAGCTTAGTAGGCTCGTCAGTGTTTCTAATAGAAAAGTATTGCTTCATCTTTGCTTCTTCCTTTTGCATTTCAACTGAGATAGGTTGTAGGTTGGCTAGCCCTAGAGTAATAGCACCATCGTAAGCGGCAGCAATAACGAAGCCACGATGCAATAAAGGAGCCACACCCGGAGACTTAGTTGTGTCTGTAGCAGCAAAGTAACTACCAGAGCGTTGGAAGTAGAATTTAAGACCAGCAGTAACAGATGCAATTGGTTTTGGATATAGTCTGATTATATTATCAGCGATTTTATCGTAGCCTGTTGGAAGTCCAGCAGTAACTAGCTCTGTGTCTATTGCTCCTGCAATGTCTGATTCGTTTATTACGTCTAGTTGTCGATAGATACCGCTAGCATCGAGTATATCAATGCGAGTAAGGCTTAATATTGAGTTTCCTTGTTCGTCTGTAAGGAATGAATAGTCAGATTGGTTCGCTACTAGGTTAGTTGTTCCGATTGGTAGCTTAGTATGCGAACTATCATCCCACTGAAACCGTCGGTCAGCCGTAATTGCATAACCAGTAATAGTATCAAGGTGGTTATTTACGGAGTTCACAATACGTGCTGTAGGCCATTGTGTAGCGTCTACACGCATGAAGTTACGTACTTGCTGGACAATTCCTGTGTTGTTTGTGGCTTCTGAAAATGCTAGTGACATATTATTTTAATTGCTATATCCACGCCCCCATAATTGAGGGAGTGAGAATAGCCGTTAAGCTGCTGCTACGTAGTAAAGAAGTGTTACCTCGATTACTCCGGCAGTAAGAGCTGCGGTGGCGATGGTTACTGTTACGTTTCCTGCTGCTGTCAATTTCACTGGTGTAGCAAAGACTGGTACAGCGTTGATTCGTGCGTCTGCTGAAAGTGAAGCAACGGCTGTAGCTGCAAGTAGGGCTGTGGTTGAAGAACCAGCAGATGTTCCTACTGCTACTGTAGCTGCACCACCTGATGTACAGGCAGTAGTTGAGTTTATTGTTCCAGCAACGATGACTGCATTGTCTGGTAGAGAGACTGTTCCAACTGGTGTGATGGTAGAGACTGCTCCTCCGTCTGTTGCAAAGCTATAAATAGCTCGTGCTGTTCTTAGTACACTGTCACCTGCGCCGTTTCCGGTTAGCTTTACGCTATCGAATGTTGGACTAATTCCATTAGAGACTGCCATTTTTTATTTAGTGTTAGTTCTTACTGAGGGGATTTAAGGCGAAACGCTGGTGGGGACATTTCACCCTAAAGCCCCCCAATAAGAGGGCTGTTAATGGTTAAGCTAGGGTGATGTCGATTGTGTGAGTAAGACGTGGTGTCCAAGCCTTGAAACCGATGTAGCCGTAAGTTACGACTTCCATACCTGTTTTACCTGATACCATCTTTTCATCAGTCTTGACTCCTCCCGGCATTGCTGTAGTTGAAACGTTCTTAACGCCAGCTACTCGGTGTGCTAGGTTTGTCCATGTCTTTGTTCCAACAGTTGCATCAGTGAATGTTCCTGTTCGTACAACGAAGATGTCAACACCCATCCAGTTAGTTACCTTTCCGTTGTTTAGTACTGCATCTGAGTTGTTGAAACCGTTAGAAGCTCCAGCTTGGATGATACCTACAAGGTCAGTGTTTTCTACTACACAGTACATGTTACCGTAGTAACCTTCTGCGTAACCACCGAGTTGTGACACGATGTTAGAGAAGATAACGTTAACGTTAGCTGGTGTAGTGAATCCTCCTACTGGTGTTGTGTATGCTCCTGTTCCGTCTTCTGTAAGGTTGTTTAGTACGAATTCGTCAATCTTCTTTGCTACGTTGAACGCCATTTGTTCAGTTCGTGAAGCGAATAGGTTGAAGTTACTCATCAACTCTTGGAAGTCCATTACGTGTTCTGAAACGATAAACTCGTCAGTAACGTCTAGGGCTTCGTCAGTAGTTGTGAAGTCTGCTGCTGTGTATGTACCAGCAAGAGCTTGTACAGTTACAGTTGGTGTTGAGCCGTATGGAGATTGGATTCGCTTGTTTCCAGAACGGTCTACGATAGTGATTTTTTCAGTTACCATCGCTCCTCGTAATAGAGTATCGATAGTTGCTGAACGGTATTTGTCTCTGTAAGTCCTGCTAGAAATCGTGTTTGCCATTTTAATTAGGGTTTAATTTGCGTACTTTACAATTAAATATACCAATTAACTTACGATATTAGTTTGATGAAAAGTTCTCTCATTTCTTCTTCTGATGCCTTCTTTCTCGGATGATGGAAATGACAAAGTGTAATGCCGTTGGAAAGTTCGTAGCGTAGGTCTGGGTATTCAGAGAATCTAAAGATGTGATGCACCTCTAGTTGTCCTGAACATCCTTTATTTCTAAGTTTGCATTTCTTGCCGTCTCTTTCTTTACAGGCTTTCACCCAGTCAAAGTGATTACTACCCACTTGCCTGTTAAACTTTTTAAGTTTACTCCGGTCTGCTATCCAGTTGGCGTTCTTTTCGCCAGCCATAAAGCCTTTTAGACCCTTGTTCCAAGCAGTCCTGCCCCTACCAGCAAGTCCAATCTTGATGCGAGCCTCTGGAGACATAACCTTCCCCTTCTGACCCTCACCGATTCTTTTCTTATGCTCCTCTGTAAGTGGTCTACCTTTTCGGTAAGTCCTGAGCATCTCTAGGTTACTAGGTATCTTACCTATATGTGACTTAGAAAGATTTGCTTTGTGTTCATCTGTGAACACCTTGCCCTTCTTGGCAAGTGAGAGTTTCAATTTTAGTTCATCCGACATCTTTTCTCCTTTTTTCATACCTTTATTATAGCATGAGTATATAGAGATAACTATCGTATTCTAATTGGTATATTTAATTGTCAAAGAACTTGTTAACCCCACCAGTGGCTACTAGCGCTTGGCGAACTTCAAACGAGTGAGTCGGGCAATGTCTTCTTCCGAGTCTGGTAGGATTCCTTTACTGGAATCTGCCAAGAGTCGTTCGTCTGAGATTACTCCACTTGCTGCTCGTCTTCCTGTACCCGTATTGACTGCCATTGCAGATGTACGTTGTTCTGCCTTTTCAGCGAGAGTAGCTTTTAAGAATGTAGATTTAAGGGCTTCGGCAACACTAATCTTTTTATAGTTAGCATAGTCGGTTACTTCATCTAAATCTTCTTCGGTTTCAATGTTAGCCTTTTGAAGTGCCAGCATGTCAAAGGTCGAAAGTCCACTTTGATTTTTTGGAGTGTCTGAATGTTTTGCTTTAGCCTTGATGATAGCTTGTTCAGCTTTCTTAGCACGAGCTTCCCAGTCAATTTGTTCCACTTCCTCTTCTTGTTCGGTTTCTACTTCCACCACTTCATCGTTATCTTGAGATTCCTCTACTTCGATAACTTCATCTTCTGTATCTTCGCCGTAATTATCCATACGCTTGGGTTAGTGAAGGCATGTTTTGATTCCGCCAACTCGGAAGTTACTAATATTATAACACGTAGAGTCTTTACTTCGCACTATCTTTCTGGAGACGTGCAAGCACTTGCTCTGGGCTTTCGTCTTTCTTTCCTACTAAGGTCTTAATAACAGCAAATGAGCCTTCAATGTGGCGCACTAGTTGCTGTCGTGCTGTGACGGCTAGTAAGGCTTGCTCTGGTGACATTTCACTGATTTGTAGCTGAGTAAGGAAGTCGTTATTAAGGTGAATTGGATTACCGGCTGACAGTTCTGGATAAAATATCTTTCGTAATGCTTCAATCGCTCCTTCACGTTCTTCAAACATAGCCTTTAATACGGCAATGTCTTGTGCAGTCATGCGTGGCTCTGTGCTGGAAATATTCATACTACTTAGCTTTCTTAGGTGTTACTAACTTTGCTTTCATTTCTGCTAGCTCAATGTCATTTGCATCTGGTTCTGGTTCAATAACATCTTCTGGAGTAAGTCCGTACTTAGCAAATAGTGCGGCTTTCTTTGCCTCATATTTAACAGGGTTCTGTACCTTGTATTTTGCTAACGTGTCGAGAATCTCCACTTGAGACATCGGGGTAGCACCTTGTAATACTTCTTCTGGACTTGGTCGAAACTTTTTGAATTTAAGTTCTGCCATATATGATTTTATTATTTTTATTAACTGCATAATTTAATCCCCACCTATGGTGTTGCTTGGGGAAGGGCTGCTTGTTCTTGTTCTATTGGTGTAGGCGCAGTAGCGACATCTACGAGTTGCATTGGTGAGAAAATACCAGTCTCTTCTAGAATCTTAGCGAGTACTAGTCTTGAGTTTTCAATATCACCAAGTTGAGCTAGGTTTCCTAGTACACCTGTGAGGGTTGCTAGCGTGGCTTGCTTGTCTGATTGCTCATTAGTGACTTCTACTTCAATATCCCACTCAAAGTCCTTAAAGACTTCTTTCCATGTTTTTTCGTCAAGGTCATCTGGCTTGAAGTAACGAGTGTTACCGAGTGTTTTCATTTCATTAGTGACTTCTTTCTCCGCATTAGTTGGGTCAAAAGGAGTTGGTAAGGCTGAATCGTCATCATTTTCTAGAGCTGTGATTACCTTTGCTACCGCTATTTTGTTGTATCGTCTTACTGCTTCGCTTGGAACATAGAGAGTATCAATCTGTTTAATACTCATATCGTCTAGTACAGCTACTATCTCATCTTTAGTGTTGAGTTGCTTCTTGATGTGAGGGATAACAAATGTTCGCCAGATTTCTTCTAGTGCTAGTCCTTTATTCTCGGTCATCAGTTCAAAGAGTGAAAGACCTTGAGCTGTAGTTATCTGTACAGTACCCAGAGCCGTGCCTGATGGTGGTGTGGTGCCTCGTACTGCGTCTGGTGTGCTTGATGCTTCAGTAGCTTGTCCTCTCCAGTCTGTCTTAGCACTCATTAGAGAACCAATGTCATGTGAGTTGTTAGCTATTTGTGTTAGTGGTTGGTTCGGGTCGTGGATTAACACTGAGCCAGTGTCCATAGACATAGCGTTCTTACCTTGGAAATCAGGGTCAGAGGTTTGAAAGATGAGTTTAGAGGCAAGGTCGAGCTGGTCTTTAATAGCCTTCTCGTTATGGTTCACCATCCACTGTGCTTCAAAGAGATGTTCTACTGCACCAATAGCCATAACACGGCCATCTTCTTTGATGAGGTGTGCGATATGGTATGGGTTCTTCTCTTGTCCTGAATAGAGTGTGAAGTCGTTGTATTCGCCGTTCTCTACTGTAGTAAATGAACAGACATGAACTTGCTGTACGTAAATACCATCGTCTGTTTCCTTTCCAGTTAATAGAGACTTCTCTAGTTCACCGTGTAGCTCATATACTTCGATGTATTCAGCGTTGTTGCTGTCTACGTTATTACCTCCACTTGTTTCGCGCGACTGCATTGATTGAGAAATCAATACCTCCACTTGCTCTTGGTCATACAGTTTATTCTTTCTAAGTTGTGCTGGAGTGTAGTAGTTCTTTTCAATAACAGGATTACTATAGAAATCCATAGCATCCACAATTAGACGATTCCACGGTACTACTGTTGACACTAGTTCACCATCAATCTCTACGAACTTAGAAACGGCAGAGCCATAGCGAGATAGAACACGGCCCCAGTCGTTTAGCCATACACCAAATCCACTCTTACGCATCCATTCCTTACTCTTAGCGTTAGCTAGTAGTGATGTTACGTGGTCAGAGCTTTTAGTTCCTTTGATACGGATATTTGCTCGGTCAATATCAGTTGCTCGATACCAGATGTTTACCGCTGCTGTGACAATATTGAAGAAAGGCTTTTCTCTACCTAGTGAATCAGTAAGACCACTAGTGTGTTTACTATTTAAATATGCTTCAATCTTATCTACGTTCTCTTTTGGAGAAAAGCTAACATACTCACTAATCTGAGTGTTGCCGTTGATATAGTTTTGTTCTTGTCTACGGATTATTTCGTGTACGGTTTCCATGTTTAACGAGTTGAATTTTCCACCATAGAACCTCGGCTTATAATATACTGGTCGTTTTGCTTCTTCTTAGCTAATGCTTGTTCGGGGCTGTTATTTAAACTGGCGGTCTTTTGGAGTTCAAACCACATGCGGTAAATGATAGTGTCCCCAATGTCTGGTGAGCGGCCTAGTTCTACCTTTACTTCATCTTTTGGTTTGATTTGTAACTTACCATCACTGTCAACATTCTTCTGGCGCAGTAAGGCGGTTAGTTCCTCAATTATTATACCACGATAGTCTACTACCTTAAACGCAATCTTATGTTCGTTGATGAGTTCAGCTAACTTAAACGCGCATTGTGCTTTAAGGTTTGCGAAGTTTCTTTTTGCTATTAAGTGACTCTCTATCTTTGAGTTACGTTGTCTGATTTCACTAGCAGTAGGGAATGGGGTTGATTGAGCAACAAAGCTTTTAACGCCATAGAGTTGATCTACTACTGAGCCACCAATACCGTCAGCATCAACAATGATGTTTGAGTAGGGGATTTGTTCGCTTGAAGCATAGTCTCTGGCTTGTTGAGCAGTCTTAGTGGTGTCTTGTTTACCGAACTGTTCTACTCGATAGAGTTCTAGACCATCCCAGAACGTGAATACTGTGGTGTCCTTACCTAATCTAGCAACGTCTATAATGAGATACTTCTGATTATCTTTAATGATGGTATTACTAAAACAGTCAGTCAGTGAGTCAAAGGTAATGAGGCTGTCTTGGTCTTCATCATAATCCCAGTTACCTTCAAAGAGCCGTTGTCGGCGTACTGTATCCTTCTCATTTCTTAGAGTTTCAACGTAGTCTTCTGGTAGGTAGGGATTATCTACAACTAAGGCAGGTATAAACTTACGTGAGTGGGGTAGCAGGTTCTCTTTCCAAAGGTCAATGAAGTCTCGTTTCATCCAGCCCTTCTTAGGGTTGGCGGTAATGAGCAGTTTCTTCTTGAGCTTATATTCTTGGTTCTTCCAACGGCCAATAGAGAGCCATAGGTTAGACTTAGCAGCTTCGGCTATTTCTCCTCCTTCTTCTATCCAGCCTCTAGTCATCTGCATGGAACCAAAGCGTTCAAATAACGGGTCAGATGGTATCTCCTTACAAGCTAACAAGAATACTTTAGAGCCGTTCTTTAAATTGAAGCAGTTGTCTTGTCCGTTAAAGGCAGCGTAATCGTCTATCTTTAAATTCCAGTTCTTAAATACTTCATGGATAGTCGGAATGGTGAACTTTCTTAAGTCAGTGAGTTCTGCTCGGGCAATAAAGTAATGCGTGTCAGGATAGATAAGAGCATCGCCAAAGATTAAAGATGCCCCTAGATATGACTTACCGCCTCCCTTACCTCCACCGTATAGTATTTCTTCAGTAGAGTCATCAATCCAAGCCTCGACTGCTTGAAGCTGTTTCTCGTTCTTAGTTGAGAAGGTTATTTCCATTAGTCTTTAACAATCTTCATACCAGTAATCTGTTGTATCTCTATAGCTCCACCGTCTTTGCCAGTTTGTTCTACTCGTTCACTATACTTTGCTTTTCCTATTCCTTTTGCTACTAGGGTAACAGCTCTCATTTGGTTTGCGATAAGTGAGTTGTCTATCTTTCCTTCTTCGTCTACTGGTTCAAAGTCAAGTATCTGATTGAGTCTTTTTTCAGCTTTCTGTAGTAGTGAGTTGTCACTAAGCGATTCTGATAACCAGAGTAAGTCTTGATTGAGTATTGTACTAGCATATTCTTCTTCATATCCTGCTCTTAATGCAGAACGGTATGCGTTAGAAAACGTCTCGCTTTTAGGGTCTATGTAGTATGAAAGAAACAAAGACTGTCTAGGGTCTGGTTGTGTATGTTGATTTACTTTGTTTGGGTTACTTGCCATATTTTATGCGCCTAGTGAGGTCTTGCACCTCGGTTGTAATAGAAAAGTTGGGGAATGTAAGTTAAAAGAAACTATTACAGGAGTCACCGTTCTCAATTGAATGAGCTGTGCTAGGGCGGCTAGGTAGGAGTCGCGGCCTACCTTTGTTTAGTTTACCACACTTTTCTCTGTCTTTTTAGTAAAGATTCTCCTTAGTGTGTAGCTCCTGATGATTGATATTATAGTAAAGTAAAATCCTATTACAAAGTTTTCCCATAGTGGGATATGTATATCGAATAGGGGGAATATTACTATCTGACTACCAACTGCTACTAAGTACCCTATTAGTACGTTGACTAGTGATTCTATTAGGCTGTGGGTTTTAGATTGCATGTTGTTTCTTTCTCAATGAATTTATCCACTTAGTATTTGGATAACGATATTTACCCCAAGGGTCTACTGTAAATCTACCCTTTTTATCTTTAGCTTGAACTTTGTAGTGTGTGTTTATCCAATCTGGATTATCATAATCAAATTCATTCTCTATCTCATCAATTAACTCAACGAAGCGGTGCTGCCATTCTTTTGGCATTGCTTCTAAAAGAGTTCGTGAAAGAACTAAGTATTGTGTTCTGTATAATATATCTGCTTCATTTATTGGGTCACACCATTTATGATTTGGTGATGAACATTGTTTTATCTTATTTATCATGCTTTTTGGTTACATTCACAACAATATACCTTGTTCCCGTCACAGTATTTCACTTCATCGGTAATATCCTTTTGACACTTTGGTTCACTACATCTGATAACGTCTTTAGCCATTCTTCCCATGATTAAACTTCTTTGGTAGAAGTGCGTAGCCAGAAATATCGTCCCATGAGTCATCGAAGTCAAACTGGCCTGATGTTATTCTTCCTATCTTGCCACAAATATACTCTATAGATTCTCTGTGTATATTATCCATCTTTTCCCAGTTAGGTGAGGTTCTTAGAACTGCTTTTAGTTCTTGTGAGATTCTAGCGTTGTCTATAAAAGAACCGTGTGTTTCATTTCTTGTATTTAAAAGTTCTGTTGTTTCCATATCTATTTACTATACCACCTCATTGTTTTAATTAAAGGCTAGGGTGTGGATAAACTCTTTAAAATCAGCGATTTTATCAATGTACCAAGCTCTATCTAGTTTAAGTGAGATATGTCGTTTCTTTTTCATCACTTCAACGTATTCGGCTCCAAGTTCTTTCTTTAAGTTTTCTTCAAAGTCTAGGGGTTTACCGTTTCCGAATAGGTTACAACCAGCGCATTGGATTCTGCAATTATTTTCATCCCAGCGAGTGGCAAGGTATTGTCTTGAAACGTAGTGACCGCATTGCATTGTCTTAATAGTTCCAGCCTTTCCACAGGTGTAACATTTATTGTTTCCGTCTTTGTCAGAGAACTTGGTTCTGATGTAAATTGAGAATTGCCTGTCTAACTCCTTTTTTAACCATGCTTGTGTCTTTTGTGCTTTCTTAGGTTTACTCTTCACCACGGGCTTTCTAGGGGCCTTAGAAGCGATGCTAGGTGCCTTACTCTTAAAGCTTGTACGCTTCATTGGCTTAGTAGGCTTCTTTGTAAATCCAGTTCTCTTCATGTCTTTATTATACTACGATGTCCTCTCTTCTGAACCATACGGTTTCCAAGTTAGCTTTTGGAGTAATGACTCGGCCTTCAGCTTCCGTTCCTCCTCCGTTCTCGGTTCTCGTCTTGCCAGTTGGAATAATTTGAATCGTCTCTCCGATTCTGAATCTGTTATTGATTGTGACATATCCGTTTTTCATTTTTTATAAGTGTAGTAAAACTCGTCTTCTTTTTCGTAGTTATGAGATTGTATTCTGGTTTTTGTTTGTTCGTATTCTTCCATAAAGAAATCTAGGTGTGGTTTAATTCTTTCGCTGTCTCTGTTAGGTGCTAAAAGCTTTATCCACTCAATAACTTCATTAAGCCATACCTTGTCCTCATGTTTAACTGGAGAAAACATACTAGCCGTTAAACTCATCATCTGCTTTTACTACTGAGCGCGCAACCTCTTCCATTTGTGATACCCAAGACTTACTCTTTTCGGTAATTTGGTATTCCCCGGACTTGTAGTCGAAGTTCATACCAATGTTTCCATTCCTTCCGTTAAAGCGGTTTTTCTGTAGTGATACTAAAACATCGTCTTCATACACCCTAACTTTCCCCTCGAGGCTATTCTTCCTCCAAAGAAATACAACCTTGTCACACTCCTGACGGATAGCTGATGAACCTTTAAGGTCTTTAAGGGCTGGTGCGACTGATTCATCAAGTTGGTTAAGTTGGATTAGAATTACAACAATTACATTCCACTTAATTGCTAGGTGTTTAATATCCTGTAGTTTCTTTTCAATTTGGACATGCTCTCCAGTTCTTTCATAACGAGTACCTGCATCAATGTACCCCATGTGGTCAATGACTATCATGTGGGAGTTGTACTTTGCGATGGCCTCGACAATTCTTTCTTCTATCCAGTCGGGGGTTACTCTTGATTGGTGTTTCTTAGGAGACAAATAATTAGGAACGAATTGTTTGTTAGCGTAGCGTTGTTCGATAAGTTCCTCACTGGACTGTTCTAGCGGTAGTAGTACGGGGTTTAGACTTTCGTACTGCTTGAGTGTCCAAAGACCGAAGGCTGTTTTTCCATGACCAGAGTGTGCGCCAATTCCGATAAGCTGTTGTTCTCGGAAGCCCCCAGTAAGTTCATCAAGTTCCGCTACTCCCGACATGTGTGACACCCGTGGCGGTCTAGACTTGATTTCTTCCAACGTCTCTTTTGACCAAATAAGTTTATAGTCTCCGTTGTATTCTTTTGCGGTTTCTTTCAGTCTACGCATTCCTTCATCTGAGGCAAGGTCTTGTCCTAGTTCTTTTTGTTCCGCTTCTAGTTTTTTAATTAGCTCGTCTATGTTCATACTTGTTTTTGTTTGAACTCACCTAGCTTAGTCCACTTGGAGTCTAGGTCGTAGGGGCTGGTAATCTGTGGGCAAAATTCTTTATCTTTGTTCTCTTGAAAATACAATAGCGCATTCTTGACTGCTTTCTCACCCCGTTCTGTGTATAAGTTCTCACTAGAGAGTAATTGCGGTTTGTGTTGTTTCCAAGTCGCAGGGTTTTTCCCTAGTACCTCTTGGAAAATTTTACGGATAGTTGGGGCGTTGGGGTATTTCTTGGTCGGGGTCTTTTTTTCTTCCTTTAGGGTTCCGTCACCATCTAGGTCAACAGTTAGTTCTTCCTCATCGTCTGGTTGTCTGTTCCACATATCTTTTTCGTTATTTTTAATTAGCGAACTTGCTTCGCTTAATGTAGAAGCAGAAGCTAAAGCAGAAGCTAAAGCGGATACCCCCCCTATACCCTCTATAGAGGGTATCCGTTTTTCAGAAATATCCTTTATTTTAGCCACAACTGCCTCTGGAACCAGTTTCCACGCATCTTCCATGCCTTTTTTCTGCTGGGGGGACAAACTGCCGTTGCCAGATAGGTGATATTTGTCCCATTTAGGTACATAAACCCAGCCGTCTATATAGACAACTTTAGGACTTAACCTTGGTAAAATTGTATTTAGTAAATCTCTTTCATCAATACCTGACTCGAAAGCCGCCATGCTTACGTCTAACTCGTATACCCCACACCATGTCGTGTGGGTATTAGTTAAAAAATAAAGGAAAGCATATCGGTCTAATGCGTTTAATTTTCGTACCCAATTATCAACCCAGAATCTAGTGTCAACTGACCTCATTGTTTTACTCATAAACTATCTTCTATTACCATTACGATAGTATCGCACACCATAAGTTGCAGATTTAATCCGCTTTTGTAGACAGTGTATTGCGTTTGATTAAAAATACTAGAGACTTCTTGTCTTAGTTTAAAGTTTTCACCGTAATTCTTAGACCAGAACTTTTGTATGAGTCTTATAACATCTTGGTGAAGCTCAATACCTAAATCGGCGTTATCTAAAATAAATCCCCTAGTTCTTCTATCCATTCTGTCATTTCTAAATATTTCATTATTGTATTCTTTTAGAATTTCAGAATGTTCAAATGGCAGACTGAGATTTCTAACAACCCCACGTAAGTAATTAACAAAAACCTGACGTGTATAAGTATCTTGCGAAGAAAACTTATTTTCAGTTATTTCCAACGCTCTAAAAAAACAATCATTGTTGTTGATTTCCTTTTTAGCCTTGGCTAACAAATCTAGTGTTTTTTCGTCAAAGTGGAACTGACTTACTTCTAATATTTCCTCTCGGTCAAGTTCTGATATTTTCTGCTTGACCTGTTGAAGTTTCTTTCTTGATGAGGTGAGTTGTTTTAACTGCTCCAGTCTCTCTTTTGTTTCTTCAAGTTCTTTTTCAATATCTTTTTCAGATTTATTTCTTTTTAAGACGCTTGTTGCACTCTTTCCTAAATTGCAGTCACGACATGATGTAATTAAGTTTTGCTTATCTTCTGTACCTCCATCTTTTACCGAAATGATATGGTCTATATGTAGTATTACTTCGTCTTGGTCTGGTGTTCTTCCACAATACTGACAAGTAAATCCATCTCGATGGAAAATAGAAAAACGTAGTCGTTTTCCTAGGGGTTTTCTATTCATAGGTTAATAAAAAACCGCACAACAGAGTTAGGGAGTAACGCTAGAGTCTTCGCACTCTAGGGGTGTGACCCCCTCCCTCCCTCTGTTCTACGGTCTTGAATTATTGCGAAGAAGATTTATAACATATCAGATAGCGCGTTACAACTATTCTGACACGTTAAGTATACCATGCCACAAATACAACTTTTACAAGCCTGTGGATAGTAGCCGTAACAGTCTCTATTTTATTACATAGTAGTATGCGAAACCTCCACAACCTCCCGTTTAGCAAGGTATTCGTCTACCTCTGCTTTAGTATCAAGACAGGCTACTTCTATTTCTAGGTCAGAATCAATAACCAAAAATCTTTCTGTCTGTGCTGGCAAGTGTTCAATTATAAAGCGGCTCATAGCCTCATTCTACCATGTGTATAACTCTATTTACTTATCCTGTACATCATGTATATTTATAGTATTAACAAGTAAGTAAGTTAGTTAATAAATATATGTTATATTCATAGTACTATGAAAATATGCACAAAATGTGGTGAAGAAAGAGACCTTTGTAATTACTATAAAGATAAGCGCACTAAGGATGGTTTATATTCAAGTTGTAAACTTTGCCATAATAAAACAAACAAGAGCAACTTATTATTTAATGTTCACTCACATCCTAATCCGAGTAATGTTGCGGGATTATTTATAAAAAGAATCCTTGTCCGAGTTACTTACAACCAACGCTACATAAACACTCGATGTTTATTCTCAAGAAAAGAATTAGAAAATTATTTGATTAAAAACTGGGAAATATATATGGAGTTGTGGCGGTCTTGGAAGGAAAATGGGTGGTTAATGGGAGATGCACCATCTATTGATAGAGTTAATTCTAAAGGAGACTATTCACTTAATAACATAGAAATAGTACCCCATAAGGAGAACTGCGGAAGAGCAAATAGGGGAAATCTTTGGTCAGACGAAAGAAAAGAGGCTCAAGTTAAGAACTATAGTGACAACCCACACAAGTGTCAGAAGAAGTTGACCTTGGGACAAATTAAAGAAATCTTAAAGAGGCATGAAGAAGGAGAAACACAAACAAGTCTTGCGGAAGAGTTTGGTATTAATAGCAGTCTTATCTCCAATGCAAAAGCTGGAAGAATTTATAAGAAATTACTAAAAAACTAACATGAAAGAAGACATCTTTGAAAAAGAACGTAGAGAGTGGGAAGCTAAACATCCGAATCAAGACTACGACCAGTACATAGACAATTTACAAAACGCAGATAAGGGAAATTAGTATGAAACAAATCTATGACGAGGATAGTGCAAACGAAGCTAGCAGAGAAAGCAGAAAAGAGAACTACGACTACAACAGCAAGATGAGAACTATCTCTACCTTACTGCACGACCTGCACCCAAAGTGTAATGTTGAGATAAGAACTAAGCTAGCACTAGAGGGACTGACCAGAGAGCAATTAGAAGAAGTTGATAATATGGTTTACTAATATGAGAGAGATAAAATTTCGACAATGGAATAATGGAAAGATGAGATTTTTCAACCTTGGTCAACAAGTGCAGGGTTTTCCTGACCATGAGGAGAATAATGCGGTAATGCGATTTACTGGGTTGCTTGACCGCCTCGGCAAAGAGATTTATGAGGGGGATGTCTTGTGTATTGAAAATTACTATCACGATTACCAAGACGGCATTGCTATCAATTCTTTACCAGATAACAAGATAGAAGCTGTTGAATGGGACTCTAAGCATGGCATGTGGATTACAGAAAGCGACAGTCTTGCTGAACAATTAGACCTAATAGAAGTAATCGGCAACATCTATGAGAACCCTGAACTAATCAACTAATATGCCAAAATTAAATAACTTTGAACGCCACGCCCTACGCTTTGACCTTAACTGGAACACAAGCATAGAGCGCATGGTATACGTAGAGATGAGAGAGACTAGGGAGACAGGGAGGGAGTTATTACGAGTAATTGAGAAGTTAAAACAAACAGTATGAAAGAAATATCAAAAGCTATTCTCGAAGTAATGGCCGAAGTGAAGAATATCGACAAGACAATGGAAGTCGGAGCTGGTAACAGTTCATACAAAGGAGTAAGCGATAAAATTGTTAAGGAGATTCTACAGCCAGCGATGGTTAAGCATGGACTATGTATCGTGCCAACAGATGTAAAAGCGTCAGCCGTTACAGAACGATGGGAAGAAGAAACACAATACGGGAAGAAGAACAAGCAATCCACACTCACAAAGGTACAGACAAAGTATCTTCTGATACACTCAGAGAGTGGGGAATCAATCGAACTAGCTGGATATGGACAAGGGGTAGACAGTCAAGACAAAGGAGCTGGGAAGGCAACAACCTATGCTCTCAAGTACGCACTACTTTACACTTTCCTAATTCCTACTGGAAAGATAGACGATTCAGATAACACACATTCAGACGAGCTGGATGTACCGAAGACTATAAGACGCTAGGTATGGGAGACATGTCAGATGACCTTATGGACAAGGTAATAGATGAATTAGTAGAAGAAGAATTAAACGGTAATAAATATAATATGTCAGAACAAAAACAAGATGCAGTATTTCTATCAGGTATGTACCTAGACCGAGTACATGAAAAAGCCCCGGCTTTTATCATCACAAACCAAACTATTCACGTTGAACAATTTATCAAGTGGCTAGAAGCAAACAAAGGACTAGCTAATGAAAAAGGTTATATCCGTATTCAAGGCAAGGAGAGTAAAAACGTAGATGAGAAAGGAAACTTCAAGCGATATTTTCAGGTAGACACTTACGTTCCTGAAAAGAAAGAAGATACTGCTACACCGCCAGCAGCTAATGAGCTAGACGAGTCGAGCATTCCTTTCTAGTATGAAAATACAATTATCGGCACACATGAGGAATCCGAGATTTAATAAGGATGGGTCTTGTACTCTATCTTTTACTTCGGGAACTGAGATAAAAGATGAAGAAACTATTTATCTCTTAAATGCTGGTAGGCGTGATGAGTTAGGGTGGCTACTATGGTCACCTAACCCTCATCAGATTGAGGACTTACCAAAAGAACAAGCTGAAGAGAATCAAAAGACATATGCTCAAAGGCTCCGGGCAACACTATTTGTCTATTGGCAGCAACAAGGTAGCAAGGGAAATTTTGAGACTCTTTATGCTGAAAAGATGGAGAAGTTTATAGACCGTATAAAGTCAGAACTAGACTAACATGACCGAAAAACAACAACGTGTCTTAGACACAATCAAGCAGTATAAAAAAGAGCATGGATATGAGCCGTCTAAGATGGAGTTAAGTACACTTGTAAAGCTATCTAGAGTGACCATAGACGCTGTCTTTGATGAGTTTGATAAGCAAAATATCATTAAATATAAGCCTAAAGGGGCTAACTATTTCTTGTCCACACCCTAGTGCTTTACATCTTGTATACAAGAGATATAATCAAGTCATAGCAGTAAGTAGCTATCAGTATGAAACTATCAATTAAAACCCAACGAAGCGAGCGAGAAGTAAAGACACTATCAATCAAGAACCAAGTAGCACATTATAAACTCCGACACATTCCTAGCCAGTCATATTCGTTTCGGGTAATCGCCAAAATCTAAATATGAAAAAACACACAAACTTCCTAGAAGAAATTGAAGCACGTATCCAAAAGACAAACTGGTTCGATGTAGCCCTCATTGTTATCATCGGTATCGGACTAGCTATAGCGATAGGAGAAACGTTTTTGTGGTAAAGAAACCCCAAGACGACTTAATCAACAACCTAATAGTAGTAACCTTAATAACATTTGCCTTAGTCATGGCTTGGGCGATAACTAAATATTTATGAGAGATTTTTTAAGAAACGCCATACATGAGGCTTGTAAAATGTATGAAATTGGAAACAAAGGAACTTCAAGAAATGGCTTCATTCTAAAAATTCACCCTGAGACAACCTACATATTACGAGAAACACCTGAATTTTGGATTGACTTTAACACTGAAAACTTGGAAAAACATTGGACAAACTGTCTTATAGAAGAAGACCCGAGTATAGTAATCGGTCACTTTACTCTAAAAATAAAAAACTAACATGACACATAAATGCGATGAGGAGATAGTGGTGGCATATGATGGTCGAGGAGAAGCAATTAAAGCAATTATAAAAAGAATCGGGTACGGAATCACATGGGAAACTGCTGAAAAGTTAATAGAGACTGTATTAAAAAACTGGAAATTAAAACCCTAATAACATTGTTAAAATTATGAAAATATCATTTTATTTACCGTCTAAAGATGGAATACCCGTACCGTGGATATTTGACCGAGGCTGGAATGTGAGTTGTGGGCCTACTTTTTTAGGGATTTATTTTATTAAATACTCTAACTACTGAAACTAACACTATGACACAACACGACAGAGAGGTGGATGAGCTTGTAGATGAGCTTGCCAACAAAGAATACAATCGTGAGGATGGGCGAATATATACTTATGGACAAATCCCTCATTTTGTAAGTAATTTACGCAACCTCCTCACCGCCCTCACCCAACAACGCCAACAGTGTGAGGAGGTGGTGAGAGACATTATAAAAATGGCAGATGAATTAGAGTCAGAGTGTAATAGAGATGGTGACAAAGGAACGGAACAGTGGAGAGCTTTCAAAGGATTTAGGAACGCCATTAGAGACAAGTACCTTAACCCAAAAGATACTGTATAATAAAAGACACCTGCCAAGGTAGTCTTTAAGCCCAACACGTTATCAATATCTCTTAGAGAGTGTAACGTGTAAGAGTGGGTTACTACTATAGCCGTTTCAAGTTACTAATTATTACAATATGGAAATAATAAAACAATTTATAGATGGATTAGTTGACATAGTTACTATACTTGCCTTAGTAGCATTAGTTAGCTTTGTTGTTGGATATGCTGTAACAGGTGGAGTATTAAGAGCCTTGAAGAAAAAAGACACCCCTAATTAAAGGGGTGCTGGCTCATTCGCCTTTGGCCACATCAATGAGGTGGCAATCGTCACAAGTGGTTTCATCTTCTTCTTTCCTGATTGCGGCTTGTTGTAAATGCAAGGTGTAGGAAATCACATACGGTGCAACAATGTAGTGAATGTCATACTTGATAACATCAATCATGGTGTCGTGAAATTCTCCATACCGCCATTTCATTGCACGATTAAAGTATTGCTCAGTTGTACATCCTGCCAATTTAATCTGCTGTTCAACATCCGCTGGTGTCATGATAATGCTCCTTAGTTGATGGTACGGTGAGGGGACAAGTCATCACTGTTCACAAGGTCATCAATATTCTTTTGAATCGCTCGCTCGGCAGCTTCGTCTTTAGGGGGTATCAACGTGAGTATTTCAATTAAAAGTTCAACCTCCTCTGGCTTGATAATCAAACCCTTGGAGCCGTCCTCGTAATGTTCTACATACATGATTAGTCTCCTCGTTTACGTTTACGAATTAAACTCACTGGCTTTGTTAAAGCATCGTGATATGACATACCCTGGACAAATACTCGGTTATACACCGTATTTATACTAATCCCTAAAATACGAGCCCATTTACTCGGTGGATGAGAGACGTTGTTAATTGTTACGGCGTTGAATTTATCTCTTGCGATTTGCAACCTTTCCACTCTACCATCACCAACGATATGACACCTTCGACATAAGTACTCCCAATTTGAGAAGTCTCTATTATAGACACCTTTATTTGCCAAATCATACGGAGGGACTTGTTTACAATTGTCACAAAGGTTTGGGGCAGGAAGATATTTTCTCACCCACTGATGTAGTTGTGCATATGACACTTTATCACCTTTCCAATTAACACTTTTGTCTCCTCGTTGTGAATCAGCCCGCCTCTTTATAGTCTCAGGAGGTATTTTTTTACCGATTCTTGACTTATTAAGTGGAACTAGAAAGTAGTGGATATGACACTTTTTACAATTATTACCCTTTGTAGTGCGGCTTAATTGTATGGAGCAATGTTGACATGTTTTCATGTATACATATTATCATATACGTATACATGTATCAATCCATGTCTACACCTTTTACCCGAACTACTTCAAAACGATAACTTGGGTCAATCCAAATTTCATTAAGTATTTCAGCAATGACTTCTGGCGTGTAGTTTTGAAATAACCGATGAAAACTTTCATGCTGTTTTACACATACCAGAGACAAATTATCCCTGTGATTATTTCCTCCTAATGATTGTGGTTTACGATGATGAATGTTCTTCGTTCCTTTCTTGGACATATCACTCTCCTTGTCGATGAACGGTACTGCCTTAAGTATATCACCCTGTGGACAGCCGACTTTTAAGTTATCAGACTAGTGGTAAGATGTAGGTATGAAAAAATACTGTAGGGAAACAAAAACTTGGATAGAAGAAGAGGAACACGTCTCTATAACCAAGAAGCGTAAAGCGTGTAAAGGCGGTCAAGAGCATGACTGGATGCTATGTCTACCAAGCTGGGCGCACCATAACAACACCGAACTAGGTTTTGATGTGGCTAAAAAGTATTACGAGATAGAGGATGCCAGAGAAGATATGGACATTGCTTTTGATGAAAAGTTAGAGGAGCTGGGTATTAAAGGGATGGAATTCAGAATTAGTAAATTATTAGGTAGACGAAGGAGTTACATCTGTTCTGTTTGCCAAAAAAGAAAATGAATCTGGAAATAACACACCTTAACCCCGGGTCAGAGAATCACGTTCAGTCAGTTCTTGAGAACCTACACTACAATCACGAAGTAACGATTATAAGAATTTATCAGGAAGACAATAAGAAGATGGTTGAGTATGAAGTTAAAGATAAAAGTTAGAAGCAGGTCTACCTTCTGCCCTATTAAATGTTGCAAGTGTCAGAAAGAAATTAAGATGGGTGATAAATACTATGCTCGCTCCAGTGGGTACGAGCGCCATGAGAAGTGTGGAATGTGGACTGTGGAAAACTAGACATAACTTGTCAAGTTGACATGCTATACTTCTGGTATGGCAATCAAGCCACGCATACTAATATTTGATAATAAAAAAATAGTTTTTCACAGTAAAGAACTGTTACAGATATTTGATTTTGTTCTTAACCACCCTGATGAATACACAACTACTGAAATTGCAGATAAATTCAACTATCCGTTTAAGAAGCTAGGGTGTTCGATAAGAAGGATAAAGCAAATAACCCCAGTTTATTTCAAACCCACTAAAAAATGGAACAAAGGTTTAAAAAAAGAAGACCACGAAGCATTGATGCGTATTGCTAAAAGAACTAAAGAAATAAAAGCTGGTGTAAAACTTTCCCTAAGTCATCGTTTAAAGATTAGTGAAGCACATAAAAAAATAATAAACTGGAATTATAAAAACGGTGCAGAGCCAGAAAATAAACGGATTAGGAAATCATTAAAATATAAACTCTGGAGAGAAGCCGTCTATTCTAGGGATAATTACACCTGTCAAAAATGTAAGGCGTATGGTGGAAACCTACATCCACATCATATTTTAAACTTCTCTGAGCATATCAGATTACGCTTTGATACTAAAAACGGCGTTACCTTATGTTCCTGTTGTCATAGATTTTTTCATAAGAAATATGGGCAAGTGGGAAATAATAGGCAACAGTTAGATAGTTATTTAAATATATAATATGGTTAAAATCCTTATCATGGATATAGAGACGAGTCCAAATCTAGGTTACACGTGGAGTAAGTGGGAAACAAATGTTTTATCCTTTGAGCGTGAAACCTACCTCCTCTGTTATGCGTACAAATGGTATGGAGAAACTAAAACAAAAGTAGTTTCATTACCAGACTTTCCTACATACAAGAAAAATAAAGCTGATGATAAATCCCTAGTTAAATCTCTATGGGATTTATTTGAAGAAGCTGATATTATCATCGCTCATAACGGTGATAAATTTGATATTAAATACTCCAATGGTCGGTTCCTCTATCATGGATTTACTCCACCGACTACTTATAAAACCGTTGATACTTTGAAGGTAGCTAGAGGTAAGTTCAAACTAAATTCCAATTCACTTAATGACTTAGGTAAGTTCTTAAACGTAGGTAAGAAAGTTGAAACAGGTGGCTTTGAACTATGGCTTGGTTGTATGGAGGGAAACGAGGAATCTTGGAAAAAGATGTGTAAATACAACAAGCAAGATGTTGAACTACTAGAGCAAGTCTACATAAAGCTACTGCCTTGGGTAAGGAACCACCCTAACCTAGTTCTACACGAAGACACACCAGCCTGTACTCATTGTGAGTCATTAAAGGTATGGAAGATTGGTTTTGATAAGTTCAGTACTAGACAAAGATGGAGGTGTATGGGCTGCGGTACTAATTTATACAGTAGTCTTAGGAACGAGAATCTGAAAGGAGTATAATTGTAGGCTATGCGACACGATTTAGACTGGTTCACAGCCAGAGAAGGAAGCTACGTTCTACGTGGCACAACAGAGGTATTTATTAGTAGTGACGTTGTAGCTACAAAGCTATTTAATTTACAAGAGGAGGGTTATTTATTTGATGTGAAGTTAAATATACATCGTGCGCCAGATATGGAACCTTGTCGTGCTTGTCAGGGCTAATATGCTATACTGAATTACTTATATCCTGTTTGCAGGGGTTAAGAAATCAGAATAATAAACTATGAGCACTTACCACTTGAACGACTTTGATTCCGAAAAAAGACCACCTCAATCAGTTTCTTTTTACGAAAAAGTTGAGGACGGAACAGATGACGGGGGAACGACTATTGAAGAAATGCTACGAGTATCTATTGCTCGACTTTCAGAGCTAAACTCACGCTTTGGTTGTCGTGAGAACTCTGTAGCAATTACTAAAATGCAGGAAGCCTTAATGTGGCTTGAAGAACGAACAAAAGACCGAGTTAAAAGAGGGGTAGAAGGAAAACACGTAGCTTAATAAATCGACCCCTGCAAATAGAGAGTAAGCCCTGTGGACAACGGCCTATTCTGCACATTGCATTGTGTATGATGGGGGTATGGTAAACGAGCAATACGAGGAAATACGGCAAGTAATTTTAAGGAAAGAGATACCTGATTTTATACAGCGAGAGATAGCTATGGAAAATATGCAGAAAAAGTATATTGCCTTAGTTGAGGAGAAGGAAGAGATGGAACAACGACATTACATCGCCTATAAAGAAATAGTTGAGGAGAAGGAAGCAAATGAGGCTAAGAAGTTAAAACAGATACAGTTTCAGCTACTAGAAAACCACCAGTTAAAGAAGGAGCTAGACGAAGCGAGAGAACTTATTGACGAATACCAGTTGTCCACATGTAGCTCAAAACAGCTCTAGGAAAATGGTAAACTAGTAGTAAGGCAATAAGCCTATTCCCTCTCGGTGATACGAGAGTTTAATCGTTCAGACCAATAAGTATTAAAAAGAATATGTTCAAAACATTCATGATTGCATTGCTTGTGGTGGTGCTAATGGGTGTAGCATTAGAGACTAAATTTAACTCTGATGCGGAGGTAGTTAAAATTGATAAAGAAGTACAAGAAGAGATGCCAGTGGAAAAGAAGGATAATATTGATAAGGCTAAAGAAGAAATGGAACGGATTAGCCAAGAGCTAGACTCAGAAGAGTCAAAGATTTTAGAGGAGAAGGCTCAACTAGAAGCCGAGTACAAAGCAAAACAAGCAGAGAAAGATACCCGTCTTGAAAAGATTACAGAGATTAGACTGTCTTTTTAATTAGCCCCAGAGCAGAACGATTAGCAGACGCTATTGTTCAAACTGAGTCACAAGGAAAGTGTCACAGTAACGGGGCTTCGGGTGAGTATGGTTGTTTCCAGTTTATGCCTCAAACGTGGGCATACTGGTCAAAATTAGTCTTAGGCTATGTTGCATCACAAACGCCAGTAAATGAGCGCTACGTGGCTCTCAGGAAGCTACAGAAGCATCTAGATGACGGATATAGTGAGTCACAAGTTGCACTTATTTGGAATCAAGGAAATGCCAGTAATTGTAAGGCAGGGGTGAATAGTAAAGGCGTAGCTTATGACTCATGTGCTTACGTAAAGAAAGTAATGGGGCATCTTGCAATGAGATAGCTTGTGGTATACTAAAAAAGCACTTCTCAGTGCATAACAAACTCTCAGTGCCGTACAGAGTAGACAGCCCGTAACAGGGCTGTTTTCTTATTCGTGAACTAACACCTATTCATGCCATTCATTCACGTTAATCATGCCAGTTTGGCACGAATACATACAATGTATGTCACTCTCTCCATCTAATTATAAAATATATCAACCAGAATACAGGGCACGAAATAACTATCAAGAAGATAATCCACTTACTAATTGAGTCCATGTTAGTACAAATCTTTATCCTCGTAGCTGTCTGTAAGAACTTCATCACAGTCGCTCTCTATTTCACATGAGCCTGAACCGTCTGGGTGTTCTTCTGACCACCACGCATCATAAGTATCTTCTGGTATTGTATTCATCTCTAATATTATACAGTACGCAAACAAGCAAAAAGCCGCTCCTCTACAAAGTAACGGCTTTTTATTTTTTAACCTACTACTGGCAGTAACAAGCTGCCGTTTTTATTCTATCACAGTGTCTAAGATTTCTCTCGCTTGTTCTTCGGAAATAGGAACTATTGGCCCGTTATAATTAGTAGTAATCGGTGCGTGGAAAGATAGTAACCACCCTTCGTCTGCTTCATTTACATATGTTTTAATATCCATGCAAATAGTTTAACACAAAAAACCGCCAGTTCCACACTGACGGTTTTCCTATCTCCCTTAGCTAGATAATTGCCTCTAGCTACCACGAGACTACATTTAGTATACACCTAGAACTTACTCTTTTTACAGAGTTGTCCCCTTAATAAGACAATCAACTTAGGAAGTATGTTTGATATTTGTTTAAGCATACTCACTTTAGTATTATAGATAGTAGCTCTCTTTGCGTAGGCTTGTTTCAAATAAGGAGCAATGTATCTCAAAGCACCTAGATTCTCGGTATAGCGTATATATTGATAACCATACTTCCCGTCTTCTGGTCTACTGCCATGCACAATGTCTTTGTCCCAGTTAGGGATATTCAAGAATGATGTCACATTCACACCTAAGTAGGTCTGTATTAAATTATCATGTGAGTGCATCACTTCGTGGTATAGGGTTCCTAAAGAGTTAGCCATCCTTGTATCAAACCGACAATACTGTACTTGATAGCCGTTGTACTTACTAGAATAGTTAGTTCCCCATATCTGCCGACCATCTCTTGGAGCTGACTTCCAATTCTTTTTATGGATAAGAAATACTACATGGTCTGTTCCTTCCCCTGAATATCTTTTATAAATATCGTCTGTTATTGACTGCATGTATGTGTGCTTGATTCGCACATCTCCGTCACTATCTATCTCAGTAGGGTAGTCTGAAAAGTCTCTTTCTTCTACAAAGAACACAGGGGTTATATCAGCGTTTTCATAATACAAATCAATAAACTGACGCTCTAGTTCAATCATTTCATCGGTACTTATGAGTTTGTCTTTTAATACTAGTAGTTTCATTTATCTAAATGTTTCATTACTCGTTCCAGTGTCTTCGCTGTATCAGCCATTAGTTGATTGTTGTGGGCGAGCTGTCCAAGTATAGTGTTTCTTACTTCTGATTCTACGTGCCTTAGTTGTGTCTCACGCTCTGTCATAGCTGATTCATGTCTGACAGTTCTTTCGTCTAGGTGCTTTAGAAAAGTAACTGTAACGTACACCAAAGAGAGAACAGAGATTACACCGATTGAAAGATTAGGGAGCGCTGATAAAAGTTCGGGAGACATATTCTAGTAAGTTTGCTTCGGATTTATTCTGAAATAGATAGCAAGGGCTGCCACTACACTGTTAATTAAAACCATTGCATCTGGTGCGACATAGACAGATACTATAGGTGCGACGTTTATAATATAACCAGTAAGAACCATCCAGTTAGTGCGACTCATCAATGCATTTATGATTGTTTCCATATACCTATAATTATACACTATCAACATCACATAAAAGCTAGGAAGCCGGAGTTGATAGCAGAGGAACATGTGGACGGTGTTTCTGCTTCAAAAGTGGGGGTATTAACTGCTGTAAGAGTGTAAGCGTTCCCTGAAGCATCCGTGTATACGTTGTCCAAAGAGTATTCAGCACGCATCCCTGATTCTGCGGCTCCAAATACTGTACATTTATTGTCTGCTATCTGTGCTTGAGTGCGTACTGTACTCCATACTCTGAATAGAGACATGTTCCCGGTTGAGTAGTACATAAATGAGCCGTTGTTGTATGTGCCTCCAATTAAACTGTTGACGGCTTTTCCTGCCCCTCCTGTGAGGTTCATTGTTGCTGTCGCTACTTGCACACCGTCAAGATACAAGATTCCGTTACTAGCACCTGAATTACCGTTTTTTGTACATGCAATGTGATACCACTGACCAGTGTTGAGCGTTATTGTATAGCTGGCAAGTCTTGTCTCAGTCCCCCATGTGTGTTGGTAAAAACGAAGATAGTAAACCCCTCCAACATTTTCATACCAAAGGTGAACACCTTGATTAGTCCACCCAACTGTGCAGATTCCGTATATCGTCCCTGTTGCTGGAAGACTGTCAAACTTAAACCAACCCTCGATGCTTATAGTAGCTAGTTGGGCGATACCAAACGTGTGGCTGGTTACTGTTGCGTACTCAGAACTAGCCGTCTCAACGTGCATTGATTGTGTAAGACCGTATGCCATACTAAGCTGATGCTACACACCTCCACTTACTAGTAACTGTATTCCATACAAAACCAACATCGAGTCGTGCTGTGGTAACAGTGGTGGTTGGAAGTGCTACAGTAGAAGCCTCGAATGAAGCGCCCCATGTGATTGCTCTGGCTGCGGTTCCTGTTATAGCTATCCAGAGAGTCTGGTTCTCAGTTGGAGTTCCTGATAAGTTAGTTGTGAAAGATGTTATAGCTTCGGTCTGGGCTGTAATTGAATAGAAGTCTACGTTATCTGTGTTTATTGTTGGAGTTGCAGAAGAGGTGGTTGTACCAGTTCTCTTAGTTACTCGTTTATTTGTCAGTGTATTTGTACTTGAAATAGTTGGCACTGCCACACCTCCTACTGTAGGAGCATTAGTGCTTTCAACATCAGTTGCCCAGAGTTTTGTCATTCTTGTTCCTGTAACTCCGAGAACACCTGCTACTACTGAGGCCGCTGGTAAGCCTGTACAGTTAGTGAGTGTTCCTGATGCAGGCGTACCTAGAGCTGGGGTCGTTAAAGTAGGTGACGTTAATGTTTTATTAGTAAGTGTCTGAGCAGTAGTTTTATCTACTGTTACAGCTGTATCAATCGCAACGGTCACTCCTGAAATAGAGATACCATTTCCTGCGATGAGAGACCCTGGGCCAGCACTTTGAATGAAGGTAATAGCGTCCGTTCCCATTACTGGATTATCAGCAGAGTTTACGTCCCATGTAGTACCAGTGTAGGTTGTACCACTTACCACATAGGTAGTAGCACCTGTTTTAATATCCCCTGCTTGATTGAAGTCTGCGGAACGAGTAAGGACAAACATAGCGACTCCTGAACCAGTGGCTGTTACGTCATAGATACCGTTTTGGAATGTTGATACTTGATTCTTTACAAGAATACGCTGTCCGACTGTTGGTGAACCTCCGTCTACAACCAATGCACCGACTGCTACACCTGTGAGAGTGGCACCTTGTCCTGCTGTACCGTTTGCATAAACAATAGCTGGAAGTGCTGCTGTTGTTGCGTAGTTTGAAGCCTCCTTACTAGGCACACTTCTTACTGCTTGCTGTACGAAAGCAGTTGAGGCTATTTGAGTTGTGCTGTCTCCTGCTGTTGCTGTTGGAGTTGTAGGGGTGCCTGTTAGGGCTGGAGAGGCGAGAGGAGCTTTTAAGTCCAAAGCACTTTGTAGCCCTGATGTCTTAGCGATAGAAAGAGCAGCATCAGCAATAGCTGTAGCGTTACCAGTAGAGGTTACGGGACCAGTTAAATTTGCATTAGTAGTCGTAGTTGCAGCGTTACCAGTAGTATTCTGGTTAAGAGTAGGGAAATCTCCTGCAACAGCGATACTTGGTACTCCCGTTGTTGTAGTATTCTTTAAAATACCAGTGGCTAGACCTGCCATATTTGTTCCGTTTATGGCTACTACAGTAAGTGCAGTTGCTCCAGTAGCATCACCAGTGTGAGTAGCATTAGAAACTAGTCCTGAGTATTGAGTATTGGTGGCGTTATCTCCTGTGTTAGTTCCTGAATGAGTACCGCCAGACAGTGTTGTTGTAGTTCCATCTGTAGGTGTGATAGTAGCTGATGTGGCTGGTGCAGTAAGAGCTACCTTGTTTACACTAGTTGCTGTGGCCACTCCTAGGACTGGAGTTGTAAGGGTTGGACTAGTACCGAATACCAAAGCACCTGAACCTGTTTCGTCAGAAATAACTCCAGCTAGTTGTGCAGAAGTTGTAGCTGCGAATTGTGAGAGGGGGTTAGTAGTTAAGGCATTACCACCACCTGTTAGTGCTACCCATGAAGAAGTGCCGTCACCGTCTGCTTGCAGAACCTTACCTATTGTTTCGGCTGTAGATAGAACGGCTGTTCCCTCAACACTACCACCGGCGTTACCCGGAATGAATTTGCTAGTAGTTGTGTCCCATAGTAGGGCCTGACCGTCTGTTATACCCTCGACATTAACGTCTGCTAAATATTGAAGTAGTCTAACTCCGAATGACTGTTGATTGCCTGATGCTTTAGCTTGAATAAGTGCCTCTAGTTCTTCAATGCCTTTTATAGCTGACTTGTCGAGTCTATCATCTCCTTGTAATGATTCTAGGGCGTTACGAATGTTCTCACCTACGATTAAAGTAGCTAGTTTTCCTAGTTCGGTTCGATGGTTTTCAATCTCTCCAAAAACCTCGCTTAAATCAGTTTCTGGGGGTAAAACAGGAATAAGTGCCTCTACTCGTTTTACTTCGCGTAGCAGGGCATTTTTGACCTCTGAGACGGTAGTATCGGCTCCACTCTTAACCTGTGCAATGACTTCTTTAAGGTTACTCTTAGTTTGAGCTAATTCGCTTTCCAATACCTTAATGCCGTCATTTGAAACTTGTCGTGTCTCAACAATCTTTTCAGCTAATAGGGTTGAATTATTATCAAGAATACCCATCACCGCTTCAATGGCTTTGACTAGTTCATCTGGTTGAACAGCACCTGAGTCAAAGGTATCGAGTAGTGTCTTGAGACGTTTCATTTTTTTATCGGAGATTGGAGTAGTCATTTGTTTATGTAATTATACCACCTATGCACTCAGAGAGGCTGCTAAGGCTGCTTTGGATTTAGCGTCTAGTAATTCCTTTCCGGCTGTTCCTGTTGTTGTCATGTTGGTTGTATGGTAATTCCATACAGCCTCCGCTACCGCAGTAGGAGTATCA